GTCGCCGCGGGCAATCTCGAAATCACGTATCTCTTGCACCAGCTTTTTAAACGCCGCCGGCTCCAACGACGCCGCCTGATCGCTGCCCCACATAGAGCGGTCGAGCGTCAAATGGCACTCGATGATTTTCGCGCCCATCACTGCCGCGCATAGCGCCGGCCACGGGCTGACGGCGTGGTGGCTCCAACCTACATCGCGCCTAAACTCTTTTTTAGTTGCGAGGATTCTGTTTAAGCGCAAGTCTTTTAATTCGCTTGGATAAGTTGAAGTCGTCACAAGAAGCGCAACGATACGGTTATTTAATCGATCGAGTGCTTGCCTGATCTCCCACGGCGTTGACATTCCCGTAGACATAACGACAGGCTTATTAGTCGCGACTATCGCTTTCAACAGTTCAAAATCCGTCACGCACGCGCTCGCCACCTTGTGAAATGGCACCTGTAACCAATCAAGACACTCGACCGACTCTATATCCCAAGGCGAGGCAAACCAAGTTATTTTTTTTGCGCGGCAATACTTATCGAATTCCGTATAATCGTTGCGACCAAATTCCAATCCGCGTTTAAGATCGCCGTTCGTTTTACCGAAAGGGCTTTCACGCGGGCGCGCGAGTTCTTCGGCAGTGTAGACCACATCGACGGTCCTTTTTTGGAATTTGACTGCGTTGGCACCCGCGTCAACCGCCGCATCGATGAGCTGTTTCGCGGTTTCGAGCGAACCATTATGATTGATGCCGAGCTCGGCTACGATATAGCACGGTTTATCCTCTCCCCAAGGCACATCAGCCATTACGCCACTCTCCAATTAGTCGATTGCTTCCTGCCGCCGTAACTGCTCTTGGTTTTCATCCTGCGCATGGTTTCAATGCCGAAATACTCGCTCATGGCCAGCGTATCGCCGCGGTTAGGCGACTCCACGCCTCTTTTAATCATGTCGCGCTTGGATTCGATCTTGATGACGCCTTTTTGCTCATAGGTTTTCTGGTCGAGGCGCACATTCACCAATTCATCGACCAATAGCGGATCGTCGGGGATGGAAATCGTGCCATGCTCGAACTCCTCTTTCAAATTCCACCAAAGTTCGTCGCGCATCCGGTAAAACCGCTGATCTTCGGTCGGCATCTCAGTTACGTTCACGTCGATAATCACATAATCCCGGCAACGCGCACGAAGATTGCCGGCAATGCCCCAGCCGACGCCAATCGGGTCGATTAAGACCATTGACGGCTGGTAAGTGAAGATTTGGCTCATTAGCCAGTTGGTGAGCGTTTCCGAGTTCGTCGTCGTGTACGGCTTGATTTCGAGGATGTTAGGACCGCGGCGGCGAGTAAGCACGGATTCATCGCCGCCGGCACCCACGTCGATAATGATAAATTCTTCATCCGTATCAAGGGGCTCGATTTCTCGATGGATAGCATCGTGGATCCATTCTGGATCGAGAAGAGTAAGTTCGTCCATTTTCGGAGGGAGTCCAAGGACGCGAATACGATAGGTGTTGGAATCTCGTCCATACTTTTTCCGCATGTACTCGATATGGTCTTTGCTGACGATCTCGCTTTCTTCCGCGTTCCAGCGGAGCGCACACCACGAGTCTCGGTTTTTGAATTGCGAGTCGATCGCATAGCCTTTGCTCCTCGTCGGGTTGAAAATCAGGTTGACTAGATTCAATTTGCCTGTGAGCGTGCCCTCTAGCGGCTTGAAAACCGGGTCGGCAACGCCGGATGCTTCCGTAACCGGGATGAGCATATAATCTTCATGCAAGCCGGCCAGCGTTTCGGCCTGTTCGTCAAGCGAATCTTTTGGGTTAGCCGTGCGGGCCATCATAAACCAGCGCTTACCCTCGGCCTCTTTGAAATAAATCTTATCGGTTTGAATCTCAAACCACTCACGGATGGGCGAGAACTGCACCCACTTTTGCATTTCCGACCAAACGATATCGCGCAACTGATGGGCTGACGGCGCCGTGGTGGGAATTTTGCAGTAAGAGAAGCAGCAAAGGAATTTCCAGCAAATCCAGGCGTTGAGCGCGTCTTTCCCTGTGCCCTGGCCGCTCATAATCGAGAGGCCGATCTTTTTGGAATAGTATTCCTCTGTGGGATTGAGCGGGTCTTTATACCACGCCTTAGTTTTAGCGATAACGAGCCGGTCGAACTCGTGCATCGCCTCCATTTGCTGCTCTGATGGCGTAGGAGGGGTGTTTTCCTTGGCCCTCATGCAGTCGTTGACGAATTTCGGTGTCGAGGTTCGCCACGAGTCAACGAGGTCGGTTTCTTTGCTCAAATTTCCTCTAGGTAAACGAGTCTGCCAACATCGGAAGATTCGGAATGGTAGCGCGGCATGCGAAATGGCTTGCCGTCAATCTTTCTGACAACACGATAAATGAATTGCCCAAATTGAACTGGATCGCCATCGGCATTGAGCGCGTCGTAATTCTCTAAATAATCGAGTTTGTCGATTTCCAACACCCGATGGGCGGGCACGTCTATCCAGCGTGGCATGTTATCGCCCCCCGAAGTAATTAGTCAGGGGCTTTTTGCGCGGCTTCTTGTCGGGGCCGCGGCGGCGCGCGGTGTTGAGCGCGATCGCTACGGCCTGCTTTTGCGGTTTGCCAGCCGCCATTTCCGTTTTTATGTTGGATGAAATGGTTTCTTGTGAATAGCCGCGTTTAAGTGGCATAAGTATTCGCTTTCTCGGTCGCCCAGAAATAGACCGTAACGAAAATTGTTGTTGCTGTCAGCGCCGTCCAAAGACCATGCGGATGAAACAAGCAAAACACAATGAGAGCCAATCCCAACCCCACAAGTCTAAAGAGCATCACCATAGGCTCACTCCATTTCTAGGGGTACGTCTTTCCATTCGCCATGTTCAACGCCGGGCGCTTGATGAACGAGATTTTCGTGAAGCGTCCACCATTGCTGAAAGACTTTTATTTTTCTCGCATGTTGGGCAATTCCCTCTGACATCGTAGCCGCGACCTTGCGCTCGATAAATCTCAAATATGCAGTTGGAACCAATATCTTTTCAGCCGGCACCGCCGCCTTGCCGTCCTTTCAACGCCGCTTGGGCTTAACCATCAAAAACTCGCCAGCAACTTGGCGTGTTCTTTCGCCTTATTGAAATCGATCTTGGAGTTGTTGAAAAGATAAAATAGAAAGCTATCTAATTCCTGCCAAAGATAAAATGCCCCATCGGACGTGTACTGTTTATCGCACCCTTTGTGAGCGAATAATATCGAGGTCGCGCACTGTTCATCTTTTTCTAAATCACAAAGCCATACTACATTGCCCGATTCTGCGATCTGCTTCTCGCAGAAATCACAGAATATCTTAGGACAATGTAAACCGTCCTCGTGAACCATTTTTATCACAGGCTAGGGATTATCCCGTCCAGCGCGATAAGTCAAAGATAATTCCAGACGTTAGGCGGCGCGCTGACGCCATTGGCCCACCCATTTACCGAAACAACGCCTATTACAGAACACTTTATTGCTTCGAGATGCCCGCGAGCGGAATCGTCGTTCAATTAAAACATCTTCGCCACATGACAAGCAGGGACCACGATTAAAAATCCAACACCTTTCGCAGTAAAGTATGCCTGGCTTAAAGTCTAAACGTGCCTCACCACAGTTTTTACACGTCTTAATTTTTTTGCACACGCTGCACAATTTTGTCTTTGTGGATTTTCCGCATCGGGAACACGCGAATTGGCCTCGTGCTTTGTTTTCTCTCATCTCTATAAATCGACAATTGGCTAACTCATAGTGCCCATCCGAATTTTTACGATCAATCGACGGCTTCAGCATGTCAGAGGCTTTATCCCGATACCAAAGATGGGCCAGTTCAAGCAGAGTTAATCGATTTTCTATTCCGCGCCCGCCGTAATAAGCGTAACCATGTACCATTGGGTTCTTACAGCGCAATTCAATATTGTGCATTATTTTACGCAAGCGCCTATCTTCATCGCTATAAATTGGCAGTCGTCCTCGTGGCATGGCGCGATTATAGCCAAATCGGCATGTCTATGCTACAATTTAATTGAAGACAATAAAAATAATAGTTGCATTTACCGTCCTTATTCTGCTAGAAACTGATAGCGGCGGCTCGCTACCGTCGGACGGGCAGTAAAACGAGACATCCACGGGGGTAGCCGACACTACCCCCAGTCTCAACCTTTGTCGGGAGGATTTAAGTGCGTGCCAAGAATTAAACGCTGGTTTCCTGTTTCCCACGATTTCCTTGATGACCCGGACGTGATTGAGATGCGCCAAAAGTTTGGCGACAGGTCGGTTTTCTTTTGGCTTCGATTGCTCTCTTGGGCGGATAGAAACGAGGGGGAAATCAAGGGATCGCTTCAATCAATTGCGCTGTCATTTGGCCGAGATTACGACCAGTTCCACCGGAGATCAGCCGGAGATCGAGCCGAGATGACCCTTAGATGGATGGTAGATCGAGGCTGGATTGAGCTTAGATCAGGCTCCATCTATATAGTTAACTATGCGAAATATCACAGAACCGAGGAACGGAAACCGATCCCTCCTAACCTTCCTATCCTATCCGAACCTTCCGAATCTTATAAGATTAGCCCACGGGCTGCGCCCGAGCCTTCGGCTGACGTCACTAAAGTGAACGGATTGGATGCCGGAATTAAGCGGGTTGCGGATCGCATTTATGCTACCGACACCAAGCGGTTTTTGAAACTTATCATCTGGATCAAGGAAGCGCAGAAGCACCACTTTGCCGACAAGGTGATAGCCGCATCCTTGTTGCGCTTCGAGCCTTATGCCGCCCAGGTTGGTGACGGCTGGTATCCCTACTTGGACAAGATCATCAACAAAGTGAGCAAGGATTTTAACATGAGCCGCAGTGTCAACGAACACGAGCAGCGCAAAGCCGATGAGCGCGAGGTTGCGAAAGCGTGGAATCTGAAAGGATTGGTGAAAGATGCCTAAACGCAAAGATCTCGCGGTAACGAAAACCCCTAAACCCGGCGACTGTCTTGGTGGCCGCTCCTGGCAATTCAAGCCCGAGCCGCATGCACCGGGGAAAGTCAAAGATATTTACTGCTATCGCTGCAAGGCCCGCATGGGCTGTTCATTCTGTTGCGAGAAAGCGCGTGAGTTGCTTTGTCTGGAATGCCACAACTGGGCGACCAAGACGGCCATGAGGTATCACGGCAACATTGTGCCGTGCTTCAAAGTCCCGCGGGTGCGTACGGACGAGGGCTGGATCAACTTTGAATATATTGGCGTTGACTCCAATCCCGAGATTCATCCCACGGTAGCCGCGCTGCTGGAAGATGTGCCGTTTTGAGGAGACAAATGCTGAATATCATTTCCTTGGGCGCGGGGAGCCAGGGGAGCCCATTGGCCACGGCGCCACGGAGCGGGAAGCGATCGACGACTTACTCACGCAGATAGCCGAAAGGGGCCAATGATGGATTACCAAGCGGAAGCCGAGCGGTTGCTGCCGTGCGAGTCGGACTGTTGCGAAACGCATCGAGTAGAATGCCCGGTGGCTTTCCGTCCCGCCGTAGCTGCCGCGCTCCAAGCGGCTGAGGAGCAAGGGGCTGAGAGTATGCAATGGCTCAAGGATGCTGACACTAAAACCATGCAATCAATGAGTCGGCAACTTGGTGAGCATTTGGCCGAACTCGCCCAACTCCGCGCCGAGGTCGCCACCATAAAAAGTGCGTGGGAGCATGAAACTTCTCTGATTAGAAAAGATTTGGCAGCCTATGTTACAGATTGTTCTATTCCAACATTTCAACTTGTGCGCAATGCCCGCGCCGAGAATGACAAGCTGAAACTTGAATGCGGTGAACTGGAAAAACGCATAGGCGATGAGCAGGAGCGGTCCTATTTCCTGGCTTGGCAAAAAGCCACGGCCGAGGTCGCCAAGCTGACAGCGGAACGGAATCTCCTACGCGGTGATGCTAACACCATGCGAGCAAGTTGGAATGCCGCCTGTGAAGATATTACCAAGCTGACGGTGGAGCGGGACAAGGCCAATACGGAAGTCGTGGCGAATTTAAATTTCATTCAACAATTGAAGAAAGGACACAAGAATGACGTTGACGCCGCCGAGGCGGAGCGGGATGAATACAAGCAAAAGCGGCTCCGCATGAGTGATCTTGCTTCTCACAATCTTGATGAACGGGAAAAGTTACTCGCCCAAGTAAAAGAACTTACTCAAGCGAATAGCTTACGTGACTTAGTTGAAAGTGGCGGGTTGCCAGAAGCCAATAGTCATGCCGACGCCGCCATAAAATCCCACTGCGGTACTTGTGACGGAAGCGGTGTTGTCGATTCAGGTGGTGTAACACCGTGGGACGCGCCGATCGATATGGCATGTCCTGAATGCAAAGCAAAACGCGACGCCGCCGTGGTGCAGGGGTTGGAGATCGCAGCAAAGATATTTCAATATCATCGTCATCGTTTAGGAGGCGTGTCTGCTGACGCATTCGCTATTTGTGCTGATATGCGGGACGCCATTGCCGCCGAGATCGCCAAGCGCAAGGAGGAATTAAATGACAAATGACAGAGAAGATCGACTTCATGGCAAACTCGAATGTACATTAGGCGGAGTGAGGGAATACAGTGAGGGGTATCCAGTTGAATTACGCCGAAATGTGAAGACAGGACGATTGTTTATTGTGGCCTACAACGAGGGACATAACAATATTGTCCAGATTGATTTGTTAGACCTTCTTGAATGGTGCGCGGCCAATCCGCATCCTGCTGTTTCCGTTATATCTAATAACACCGCTGTAGGCACAGTTTACCCAATAAGGTAGGCACAAACTGAAATGAGCCAAGCGCAAGGAGCCCGCATGACACGAGAAGAAATCGAGAAGGCGGCACAGAAAGCCGCCGATGATTGGCTTGGCGAGGACGCTCGTGGAACTCTTGGATATGCCGGCTTGGTTATCGCCGTGAGACAATGCGCCATCCAGCAGGTCAACGCGGCGCTAGAAGAGGCGGTAATCGCGGCACAGCCTTATGGTGGAACTGGCGTACCACGAGCCATCCGTGCCCTGAAGATCAAGGAACCCGCATGATCTGCCTCGCCGCTATGGTCTGGGCGGATAAATGACCTGGCTAATCGTCCAAAATGACGCCCGGCAACTGCCGCTCAGGGATCAGTC